CGAGGAAGAGGACGCGGTCCAGCTCCATCAAAAGTCCTCCTCTTCTTCCATGTCCAACGCGATCGGATCGAAATCCTGCTTCACGCTGGTGCGGCCAAACACGGTGTCGTTTTTCAGCAGCTGGACGTTGTTCAGCCCGAGCGACACGCCGGTCGAGACGTTGTTATATACGAACGGCCGCATCGTCACGTTGGCCCAGCGTCCGGCGTAGACCTCGGACTTCTCGCGCAGCGGCGACAGATCGGCATGCACGATGGTGGGCTTCTCCTTCGATGAGCAGGAAACGAAATGCCAGCCCTCGTCGTAGCCGGCCAGACCGTCCTTCTCCGCGCAGTCACGCACCACGCTCTCGGGCTTCCGCGCCGTCGATGGCCATTTCCGCTGATCGCGGCCCCATGCCTGCTCGCAGACATCGGTCAGCGCCGCCAGCAAGGGCTTGATGTCATAAGACGGCGGCAGCAACAGGACGGTGGAAAACTTCGGCTCGGAATTATTGAAGCCGTGTTCCTCCAGCAGGTGCGGAAAGCTCAGCCGGCCGGGGCCGACGCGCAGGGTCTTCGTGACGATCTTGGTTTGTAACGCCATGTGATTGTTCCTTAGTCTCAGTGGTATCGGTGTGAGCGGGTGCATGTTTCACGGCTCCTCGGGTTTCACGGGTCAGGCGACACCCATCATCAACAGCTCCTCGGCGCCATATACCTCGCGCGCGCCGCATGTTTCGCATTCGTAACGCCGCGCGTCCGGCTCGACACCCTCGGCGTCGGCGCCGCAGGCGAGGCAAAATCCCGGGTCGTCGAGGACGACGCGGTAGCGTTCCAGCGCGTCGAGGACGCGCTGTGGAGTGATCGATGGGTGCATGATTCGTTTCGGCATGTTTCACGGTTCCTCGGGTTCGACGGCTTCAAATCCCACGCGCGGGCCAACCGCCGCGCGCGGGTCGTGGTCCGGCGCCAACACGGTGCCGGGGTCACTCATCACCACGAGGTCGCGCCATTCCGCCGGCGGCTTCACCTTGTGGGCCTTCAGTATCTTTTCCGCCTGCGTGGGGCTGTGCAACTTTGTTACGAAAGCGGCCTGGCCTAGCAGATCCTCCATGACCACGCCCGCCGCGACCTCGTCCGCCCAGATCCGCCGGCCGCGCTTGTTGACCAGTTTCCAGCCGGGGATCTCCACGCCCTTGTCGGCCAGCGCCTTGGCATAGGCCTCGACGCCGGCGACCCACGTTTCCAAAAAACGTGCCCCTGACAGCACGCGCGACAGCTGGTCGAGGGTCAGTTTGGAGGGCAGCGGCGGGGCCATGGCGTGTTCCGGGTTGGCGACGATGTCGAACTCCACCTGGGCCACGGCGAGCGCCTTGCTCCGCGCCGCCGGGCAGTCGACGGCGGCGCGGCAGAACGTGCAATGCCCGCCCGGGTTCAGCGGCGCGTCGGGCTTCACCACGGCCTCGGCGAGGTCGAGCAGATCGGCGGCGAGGTCGTGCAACTCGCCGACCGACAGCGTCACGCTCTGGGGCGGCCCGAGGCGAGGCTGCACCACGACCAGCTCGATCTCGGTGATCTCACTGCCGAGGTCGCGCGGCAGCGACTGCATGACACCGAGCGCGTAGCCGGCCAGCTGCATGTTCGGCCGCCCGTCGGGCCTGCGGATCGGCACCGGATGCCCGGCACCGGTCTTCAAATCGCAGACCCACAGTTTCGGCGGCGCGACCAGCACCACGTCCGCCGTGCCCCAGTAAAGCTCGCTCAGCGCGGTCAGCTGGAACTCGCGCTCGATGTGCATGGCACCAGGGGCATGCGCGACGGCGGCCGCGCGCACGACGTCGAGGTAGGCCTGCACGATCGCCGCCCCGTCGGCATCGTCGGGGATGTGGTCGATCGCGTCGATGGCCCGGCTCAGACAATGCGCGGCGACGGCGTGCAGCTCGGTGCCGCGCCGGGCGTAGACGGACGGCGTGTCGGGCCGGCCCTCCTCCATCCGCATCGACCCGGGACAGGCCACGCGCCGCTCCAGTACCGACATGCCGAGCGGGCTGTGGCCGCGTGCGGCGGTCATGCTCATGCGCGGCCTCCCCGTTGCGTCAGGTCTTTGATGATCGACGACCACGTTTGCCGGCGCGCGGTTTCCATGTGGTCGAGAAGCTCGCACATGCCCGGCGGCAGCGCGGCCTTTTCAACCGCCGTCATCAGCCGCCACCGCTCGGCGCGGCGCACATGGAGCTGGCCGCAGTTCATGCACATCGACACGTCATCCTCTTCCGGCGTGTGTTGCCCCTCCCCGACGACCGGCGAGGCCGCGTCCATGGCGTAGCCGCAGACCTGGCACGTCCATGTCGGCTCGCGGAACGTCATGCCGCGTCCCCCGTGGTGCCCCTGGTGGTTTTGGCGCCGTACTGATCGAGCGCGGCGCGGGCCGCGCTCTCGATCGCCGGCCAGGTCGTGGCCGGACACTCGGACAGCCGGCGATGGCCGCCGTGCGTCTGCAGCAGATCGATCACGCCCTTGACCTGTTTCGGATGCACGGTGCCGACCTTGGACAGCAGCGAGCGCAGGCCAAACTCGGACAGCGGCTCGGGCGCCTCGGTCTTCGCCTCGGTCTTCGCGGGGGAAGGCGCCGCCGCGCGGGCGGCGCGGGACGATTTCGCGGCCGTCACCGGCACCGGCGGCGGCGTGGTGGAAACGGTGGCGGGGGCCGGTTCCGGCTCCGCCTCTGGCGTGACCTTGGTCACGACGGTTTCGGCCTGCCGGTGCTGGCCGACATCCACGCTGACCATGGCGCCGGCGATGGCGTCGGTCACGCGCGGGGTCGCGGCCTCGACCGCGACCGGATCGAGGATCGGCCGCCCCATGGTCCTGGCCAGCAGGGCGAACAGGTCCTCGGCCGAGAGGCGCAGGTGGATCGTCGCGGTGATTTCATTATCCATTTGTAACGGGTTCTCCGAGTATCTGGTTGATGACGACGCGTTTGCGCGCGACGATCGCGGCGACGCGTTGATCGACGCTGTCGGCGACCGACAGCAGCGACACGTGTACCGGGCGATACTGCCCGGCGCGCCAGACCCGCGCCACCGCCTGATCGAGCGCGGCCGGGGTCCAGTCGGACTCCAAAAAGATCACCCTTCGGGCGGCCTGTAGGTTCAGGCCGAAGCCGGCCACGCGCGTGGACGCGAGCAGCACCCTGCACGAGCCGTCCTGAAACGCCGCCAGGGCGTCGGCCCGGGCGTTGGGCGCGGTATCGCCGACCAGCAGCCGCGCCCCCGCCGACCCCTCCAGGGCGTCGCGCAGCATGTGCAGCGCGGCGAGGTGGATGCCAAACAGCACGATCCGATCGGTGCCGCCGGCCAGCTCGGCGCGGATCAGCTCCAAAGCGGCGGGGGATTTGGCCAGGGCGAGGACGCGTCGGGTGGACGCGAGCGGCAGCAGCATCGCCTGCAGCCTTTGCCAGCCGGCTTCGTCGCCGCCCTCGATCTGGGTCAGGACGACGTGCAGCTCAGCCCGCTGGGCCGGTGTCATGGTTTCCTCGATGGCGCGGCGATCGGCGGCGCGGATCTCGACCGGGACGTGATCGATCAGCAGCGACGGCAGATTGGCGACGACGTCGGTCAGCCGCAGCCGCGAGGCGCAGCGTTTCAGGATATCGGACAGCTCGCCGGTGTTGCGCGCGCCGACGACGATGGTGCCGAATGTGCGCTGCACGGTGATGCAATAGCGCTCGATGAAATCCGTCCGGCGCAGCTGGTCGGGGATATGTTGGGGGAACAGGCGCGACAGATGCGGATGCAGTTCGTCGGGGCTGGACATCACCGGCGTGCCGGTGGCGATCCAGACCCGCTCGCAGCGACGGAACAGCGCGCCCGGGCTGGTGTGCATGGCGCCATAGAATGCCCGCGTGCGAATGGCGCGGCCGTGCCCGAGCATGTGGCCCTCATCGCACACACAGCTGTCCCAGCGGAGGCGGAACAGCTGCTTCCAGACCGACTCGCGCCGCATCATGTCATAGGACACCGCCACCACGTCGGCCGTGTCATCGACGGTGTCGCGACCAGTGCGAAGGATCTG